CAATCTACGATTGAAAACATTCATCGCATCCAGATCTTGATTTCACAATTGGAGGAACTGTGAAAAAACCAATGGATAATAAGCGGTCCAGTCGATGGCCAGCGCTCCGACGGAAATTCCTGAAAGGAAAAGTGTGTGCAGTTTGCGGCGGCAAGAAAAAATTGGAAGCGCATCACGTTATTCCATTTCATCTTGACCCTGTAAGAGAGCTCGACGAAACAAACCTAATTGCTTTATGCGAAGGAAATCGGGATATTAATTGCCACCTCATGGTCGGACATCTGGGATCGTTCAAATCTTGTAACGTCAAAGTTTTTCTTGATTCACATACTTGGAACGAGAAAATTCGGAATCGTCCATGATTCAGCGACGAGGACAAATTTTAACTCGGGCCGAACGTCGTTCAATGGAGCGAGCAAAAGAAAAATACGTCGCGAAGTTAATGGCCGGCGGATATGACAAATGGATCGATATCACGCACGATGATCATGTCAAAGATGTGATGAGCCGATATGAAGGTATGGCGCCATTTCAAATTTGGCGCAATGGATGTTTTATCGTTCAAGCATACCGACATCCGAATTCCTGGGAGGCAATTCGAGTTATGATTCGATGGATCGATGCTCGCCCGGATCACGATTGGGCACTTTTCCAACGAATCAAAAATGATTTATTTGGACCCGAGAGAGTCGCTCTCGAAGTTTATCCGGCCGAATCAAATAAACAGGACGTCGCAAACATGTATTGGCTTTGGGTTTTACCCGAGGGATTCGATTGTCCGATTGAGATCAAAAGGAAACGAATATGAGCAATCCACGTTGCAAAGGTTGCGGTCGAGAGATAATTTGGGTCGAGCATAAGAACCCAGTGACACAGGAAATCAAAAAGGTGCCGCTTGACCCTCGGGCGCCGACATACCGGCGAAATGAAGCGGGCCAATGGATTCGAAGCGATGCATACGTGAGCCATTTCTCGACATGCTCGCAGGCGAATCAGTTTTCGAATAGTTCGAAGTCCGCGCCGCCGGATGATCCGTGGTGGAATCGAGATTAAACAAAAAACCATCTACAAAGGAGTTAAAGATGGCCGAATTCGTTGATGATCTAAGAAGCGTTCCGATTGAAAAGTTTCACGAATTGGAAAAAAAAATAACGGATCACGAGGCAACGATCAAACGTCTGCTTCAAAAATTAAAAGAAGAAGAACTGAAACGTCATGAATTACTTGGATCCTGCGAAGCCTATCTTGAAATCATCGAAAAGTTGGCGGATCGGATATGATAAATCCAAAAGATTTAATCCTATCTCATAATTTCAAAAACTCATGGTGTCCAGATTTATCTGATAAACATTATCACTCTGATAAGACGGCGCTCGGTTCAAGCAGTATTCGAACGGCACTTCGATCTTTAAAAGAGTTTTATTGGGAATTTCAGGGTGAAGAAAAAAAAGAAACTAAAGACATGCGGCTCGGCAAAATCATCCATATGGCCATTCTTGAACCCGAACGTTTTCGGCAATGTTATGTCATTGAACCGATATTCGAAGGCCGAACTCAAAAAGGCGAGCTTACGACGAATCCGAATTGCAAGGAAGTTAAAGAAAAGCGCGAAGCGTGGTTGGCAGATTTGGGTCCTACGGCAATGGTTATCGATGAAAACGAAATGGAAATGATTACCGGTATCGCTACGTCAATTCAAGAATATCCTGATGCAATGATGCTCATTGAAGATGCGCGCACCGAAGTATCGGGATATTATCGAGATCCTGATACTGGATTAGGAATGAAAATTAGACCAGATATGCTTTTGATCGGCGACGTCGCGCTGATCACCGATCTTAAAAGTACAGTTGACGCTGAGGAGTTTAAATTCGGAACCCAGGCCTTCGGGGACGATAAACGGTATGATATCCAGCTTTTCCAGTATGCCGAAGGCGCGCGCCTGATCAGCGGTAAGGATGTGCCACAGGTTCATATTATCGCTGTCGAAAAGACGCCACCGTATGAGGTCGCCGTTTATTATTTCTTACGCGAGGATTTGGCTCAGGCCGAGCAGGATTACCGCGCGACTTTGCGCAAGATCAAATCGGCAATTGAATTTGAGAAATGGCCGCAGCGGCAAATGACCATGCAGCGAATCCGCACTCCAAAATGGTTCATAAACAATTCAGTCGAGCAAGATTCAATCCAAGAGGGAGTTTAAAAATGTCAGAGGACGTGAAATCAGAAACGAAAGTCGAATCTCGAATTGATGTCGTAAACGGAGCGATGGTGCCAAAAGATCATGGCGAATTGAATCGAACACTCGTGACCATCGCCGCCGGCGGTGGGTTCCCAGATAGATTCGATACTCCCCAAAAGCGAATCGCGGCCTATAATCTCGGACATGCGCTCATGGGGAGTAAATGGCAATTGGCACTCAACCACATAGCGCCGATCAAAGGCCAGTTGACGATCTACGGCGAACTTCCTGGCGCATTGGCCGAGCAGACCGGGGAGGTTCAAGAAAAAGAAGTCTACGCGCTGGATGAGGACTACAATAAAATTTGTTTGGAAAATAAGAATATCGATTGGCCAGCACACGCCGGCGTTTGCGTCATTCAACGAAAGGGCCGCGCCAAAAAAGAATTTACTTACACGCTAAAGGAAGCCGAAGGCGCGGGGCAGTATCCTGCGAAACGGCGTGACGGGTCGATCAATAATGACTCCCCATGGATGAAATTCACGAAAGTCATGCTCATGCGAAAAGCGATGGCGATGGCGATCAAGTTTGAATTCCCCGACGCCCTACTCGGGGTTCCGGTCGCCGAATACGAATACGACGAGGCTCCAGACCTGGCGCCCGTTAAAGACGTGACGCCACCGGGGTCGGACGAGGAAATCGCCAGCGCCCGCGATTTGATCATGCAGACCCGCGCCAACCACATTGATAAAACATCTGGACAAGAGTCATTGGCCGACGTTGAATTAAGTCAAAAGGAGGCCACGAATGGCTAATAGTAAATTGGTATGGAAGCACAAGAAAAAGCCCGGACAGAAATGTAAAGGGCATTTCAAGTACAGCGGCAAGACGCGCTCATTTTTTCTTATCGAAGGTAAGACGAAATTAAAATTCACAAGCCCTGAACACGCGAAAGCCGAAGGTTGGAAGGTATCATGAAGTCGACCGAGACCAAGACCGAAACAAAAACCAAGCGTCAAATGACGGGCAAGAATGCGACGACCATTTTTGTTTACTGGCAAGATGCCGAAGGCGAAAAAGGAATTGCTGATTTCACATCGAAACCGGCGCTCGACGAATGGTTGAGAGAAACCAACGTCACCGTCTTGCGCGTGATCCGTGGGCGTGAGCGCAAGATCGCCCGTAAGATTATTTTTCAATAATTTTTTCGGGATTCCGGAGCAAGTTCATTCAGGCAAACCCCTTTATGTACCGACAAATCGGAGAGCCGAATAGGCGATGACCCGAGCTCCGGAATCTCGATTTTCTAAGGAATAGGAAATGGATTTTAGCAAATTTAGAAACGAATTAAAGGGAATGTTTTTTTCTCGCCGACAAGATGTATTTTTGGAATTAAAAAAAATTGCCTGCGAAGATTCGGGCATCAATGTGGCTTGGCCGGATGTTCTATTGTTTATAGATAATTCTGATGTGGATCGTGTAATTTCAAAAGTTAAAGCCAAATTTGAAAGAAATGATGATGAGTGACGCTGAGAAGCCGCAAGTCTGGTCGATAGATTATCAACTGGAAGGCGAAAACTGCCGGGAAAATATTGAGGGCCCGAATACGGAGGGCACTGTTCGTGTCATAGAGCTTATCGCCTATGAGAAACTCCAAGCCGAGCTTGAGCGCGTCAAAGAGGCTAACGCTAATGCAGCGATATTCACTGCGAATTCCTACCAAGCCGAGCTTGAATCGGCGAAGGCAGAGATTGAGAGATTAGAAAATGAGCGTTTGCGGCCCGATCAACAGAATTATTTGCGCAGATGTAAAGAGGGCCACGTATTCCTCTTAGCAAAGCCTGGAACTCGGCCATTTGAAGAATCCATTGATTGTCCATTCTGTGTGAGAAATGCCAAGCTGCAACTTATGGTCAAAAGTTTGAGTGCTAAGTGCTCGAAATATGAGAACGCTTTAATTCACATTTCGTCGATGAACAAGAATGACGGCAAAGCTCCGAAAGACAATAAAGGACCGCACACTATGGCTTATTGGGCGTGGCAAGAAGATCAATCACGAGACATTGCATATACCGCGCTTGAGGAAGCCAAAGCGATTCTAGAGGAGTCAGAGAAATGAATTGCATGCACGTTAGAGTTTTAGGATATTCATTCGGGGTTTTTGCGGTCCTTCGACGGCAAGTCACGTCTGACGGAATCGTCTATCACGTTTGCGATGACATCGGTAAATACATTGGTCCAGTCTTAGAAAAATATTGCGAGGTCATTTGATGGCATCCATGATTGACGTTCCGGCGATTCAAGTACCGCCATTCAAATACGATATCGCCATGAAAAGCGGAATTAAGAAAGTTCTCATGACGACTTGGGGTGGAATTGGCGATCAGGTTGTGGCCGAGCCTACGCTTCGATATTCGTTCAAACTCTTCAAAGAATATGAAATCAGTCTTTTGACTTCGTTTCCTGAACTTTTTACGCACTTGCCATTCAAACGCGTTTATCACAAGTCCGAATCTAAGAATATCAATGAGGACGAATTCATGGTGATCCACACGAACCCTCCGCACAATAATATGGCGCGGGATTTCGTGACTCATCATTTTACTCAGGTCGTAGATTTTTGTTCGCTTTGCGCATTTGCTCGCCAACTTCCAATTAGAGACAGAGAAATTTGTTTAGTTGGAGATGAAATGGATCTTTTGAAAAGAGATTACGTAGTCATTCATCCTGGACGGCATTGGCAATCCAAGACATTTCCAAAAAAATGGTGGGATGAAGTCATTCAAACTATCGTGCAAGCGCATTTTAAAGTCTTGATAGTGGGAGCCGATACGCGTGAGGAATGCGGAACCGTGGATGTTGATGCGACACATTGCTTGGATCTGCGAAACAAATTGTCTTTAAAAGAGTCGACTACAGTTTTAAAAAGAGCAAGGGTTGTTATCACCAATGATTCGTCACCGCTTCATATCGCTGCGGCCGGACCGGCGCACATTCTTTTAATCGCATCTTGTAAAGAGCCCGATCATTTATTTCATTGGCGGGAAGGTAAATTTGGATGGCGCATGAAAAATTTAGGTCTCGATGGTCTTTGGAATTATCTGGATTCGTGTCCGGCGCGCACTACTGATTTTCGCATCGATACGATGCCAGAGAAACTTCTCAATGATCTTTTGCCTTCACCGGCGTCCGTAAAGGAGGAAGTCATTAATTGTATTTATGCGCCTGGATATTTGGAATGATTTAATTGATCGGCGGCTGTGGAAAGCTGTGGTATCCGTAACGTATTGAAAAATGCGCCTCAAGCAATTGAGGAATGACAGACGTGAAGGCCCACTGGAGAGACACGCCACATTCATAGAAGTGACGCTCGACAGGCTGTGGTACTATGAAGCCTGCCCAAACTGAGCGACCATACCAGAGTCGCGAACTGGTCCGATCAACTAAATTATTTTTGTTTTCTGGACTGGTTTTAGATAGACGTGTCGTTCACGCTATAAAGAATGAAACGTCCGATTGACGAGGTAAGAGTTCTTGCCGAGCGCCTCGGGCGCCCGCCGACCGTATCTGAGTTAAAGAGATATTTATCTCCCGTTATGCTCAAAGAAATCATTGGCGAATTTGGCACTTATGACAACCTTGTCGGAGCCCTGAATGAACCAAAACCCGAAAAGATTGAATCGGGCGCGGGAACGAACAAATATCGAAAAATCTGTTCGCGTAAAGAGCAAATTCAGGGTTTTTTTAGACATGTCTTGGATCTCGATGACCTATTCGATCGCGCCGGGAACCCGGAAATACTTCGCCTAGTTGCCCAGCCGGACACTCATGTGAAATTCATGTTTGAGCCAGCGGTTAATGCATTCCTCAAGTTTTGCCAATGGTACGAGCCAAACATTCACATGATCATGGGAGACTTCGCGGATTGTGAAGGTATAGCCCATTGGGAACCCCATAACCTGGCACCACGTCGAATCGTTCCTGAAATGAAAATCGCTCGAGCACTCCTTCGCAAAACGGTCGAACACACGCCGACGTGCTCAACGCGAATTTATCTCGAAGGAAATCACGAATATTGGATCCAACTTGCAATGACGAGAATGCCAGAATTTTTCGATGAAATTGAGGAGCTCGGGATCGAGATCAATTTAAAGACCCTTTTGGCCCTTGAGAAGTTCGGCTATGAGATGTTTCCGCTCAATCACCTAGTCAAGATCGGTCGCGCCCATTTCACGCATGGGATTTTCACTCAGCAACACCACGCCAAAAAACACCTGGACGTTTTTAAGGGGAATATTTATTACGGGCATCTCCACGATAAGCAATCGCACAACCAGACATCTCTCGACGGAGATATGGAAGCCGCGTCACTCGGTTGCCTTTGTCGATTGGATGCTCAGTTTCTAAAGGGAAAGCCCAATAATTGGAGCCATAATTTCGGGATTTTCGAGTTCTTTAGGGATGGTCAATACACGTTCTTAAGGCCAGACATTCGCAATGGACGCCTGGCCATCATGGGTAAGATATTTGATGGGAATCAGGGCTCGTAGTAAAGTGCGTCGGTCGCGATCTGATTGCACCGACGCCCATACCGATCAGATGCTTTCATTGTGATGTAGCCATCATCGCCCCATGTGGTATTCCATGAATTGCGAATCAGATAAGTCCCGACGCCTTTTGGGAGGCCACCCTTGGAATTGAACACGCAATGACCGTCTTTGACCGCAGTTTCACAGTCATACCCCTCAATCACGACCATGTGGTTGATTTGGGATCCGGCATTGCAATCATCGAAAACCCCGCTCTCATAATTCATCCAGTTATCGTCGGCCCCAACATCGACCGCCACTGGCCTATGAAGCTGGCTGATGATGTAGGCGATGTCCTTGAAAGTAGATTTCGGAACCCCGCCATACGAGCCTCCCAAAATCTTGAATGATGCGGTGTACGCGATTGGCGATTCCTTTACACATTGGCCTGATTGAGCAACGTAAGGACCGTCGGATCCATAGGCCGGTGCGCCGGCAGGACTCACAAACATTTGGGCCGCGCCGAAGTCGCCACCATCACACGAATATCCTTCGGTATTGCAATTCAGCAGATAATTGAACGAGAGACGACCTGGATCTTTTCCGGCCTGAATGAGCGTGCCGCGCAAAGTAGATGTGAGCGAAAAGTCCCAGCACGACCCACATTGTCCTTGGTCCTCAACCGGGCCCGCTTTTCCTCGGAGCGAAGCGCTCGAAGGCAAGAACACGGGTTGAACCGAAAATTGCGCTCGAGGTGCGGTCTTGATGAATTTCTTGGTTTTCTCGGTGATTTTCAGCCCTCTGTGGTGCTTTTCGGAATACTTTTTCTTTTTGTACCCAGCTTCGGCCGCCATCGGAATGATCGCGAGCCCCAATAAAATTGCTATGATTTTAGTCATTGTGACCTCCATTTTTTTTTGATTTCATATTTTAAGTTTCCGTGGAACGATTTTATCATGCATAAATGTTTATCAGACGGATCTGATAAGCCTGGACTGAGACGGAACTGTAAGCCATGTAAGGCATGGTACTCCAGAAAATATCGGCGTCTAGGAAAAGGCGAATCGGCGAGCGATTATTATAATCGTGTTAAAAACACTCCAATGAATTTGGCCAAAATTGAGGTCAATAAAGCGGTTCGCGACGGAATAATTCCAAAAGTCAGCACTTTCAAATGTCTGGATTGTGGCGCTACGGCAGAATGCTATGATCACAGAGATTACTTGCAACCAATGAAAATCGATCCCGTTTGTCGATCTTGTAATAAAAAAAGAGGTCCGGGACTGAATCGGGGTTTCTAAATGGTGTGGATAGATCGGTTCCCGATGCCGCCAAGTATCAATTCATATTTGATGCCGGTCGCAGGTAAATGGAAAACCGATAAACGAGGACGTCGATATCAGCAGGGCCGATGGATTAAAACTCCAGTTCATCGCGAGTATATGAATCAATGCCAATTGTGGCGAATTCAAAACAACAAGGCTTTTCATAAAATCAAGGAATTAATCCATTGGTCTAGGACCGATGCTGAGAAAAAAGGCATTCATTTCGCACTTAGGATCGACTGCTTTTTTGTTTTCTACGTGGAACATATTTTTACCGGAAACGGAAAGGCTCAAAGATTGGACGCAGACAATCGTCTAAAACCATGTAGAGACGCGCTTTCAAAGCTATTAGAAATTGACGATCGGTATTTCTTCGCCGGAAACTGTGAGAAGGTTTACACGCACACGAAGGAGTCGGAGTGCACTCTAATTCGCATCGACCAGATGGCCCCAAGGACGATAGATCAAATAAAGAGTCTGATTCAGACCGAGTTAAATCCGGTTTCTTGATCCTGCAAGTAAGGCGTGGTGAGGAAATTGAGATCGGTGACATTGTCATTGGCTTCAATGAGATTTCGTCTGGGTACGCGAGAGTCGCCATTAAGGCGCCAAAAGCCATTCGAATTCATCGCAGGTGATTCATGGCTAGAAAAAAACCCCAAGGAAATGCTCCAGTTCCCGAACCAATCACTCCACACATTTTAACTCGCGAATTGATTGATCAGATATGTCGTCCTTTGCTCATTGGGGTACCTTTCGATTTCGCAGCATTACTATTCAATATCCACGGAAAAACGGTTCGCTATTGGGTTTTAATGGGGTTTGAGCATCCAGATTCAATTTACGGGGATTTCGTCAATCGAGTGCGCCAGGCCGTCGCCGAGTATGTGGCCCGGGATCTCAGCGTGATTGAAATGCATTCTCAAGGACGCCCGGCGCAATATGAAATGGAACCCGCAGTCGATGGCAACGGCAATGCAATTTACGATAAGAATGGCCAACCAGTCATGCGAGTCGCAAAGGACGGAAACGGATATCCAATCGTAAAGAGCTCGGAGATTAAGAGCGACTGGCGCGCGGCAAGTTCGCGCTTGTCTATGAGACTCCCAATCTATTTCCGAAGCCGCGAGGACGCCGTTGACCATGATTCTGTGCTGAGCACGGCCAATATCGACCGCGAAAAGAAACCTGTCGAGGCCATGACTTTCGATCAAAAGATCGTCGAAACGATTAAGAAATTAGAGGAGGAATACTAATGTACATCAAAAAACCCCTAAGTCGGCGCCAATTGGACGTCGCAAAGCTCGCGGTTATTGGATGGCGGCGCGAAGAAATCGCCGAAAAGCTATGTGTGAGCCACGCCACAGTGAAGTTCCACCTAACGAACATTTACAAGCATTTCGACGTCGATAATCAGGTTGAATTCATGCGACGTTGGCGCGAATGGGTTCCAGAGCTCGGCCCTATTAGTAGTAGACCCTAGTGCGTCAATGATTAAATCGTAGGCAAAAGTGTCGAGAAATCCCGGCAAAACACTTTATGATTAGGACAAAAGGTTAAATTGCTAACTACCGGTAGTGATCCAGACATATCGATCGAGCGTGGAATCGCAAAGTATAAATGCGAACGCGACCATTTGTTTTTCACGCGGTATTTCTTCAAACACCGCCAGGGCCAGAAATTCATCGTCAATTGGCACCACAAGCTCATGGCCATTTACGTCGATAAGGTCATCAGCGGCGAAATCGAAAACCTGATCATAAATGTAAGTCCTGGCTCGAGTAAGACTGAGACGATCGTGATCAATCTCATCGCCCGTGGGATGGCTAAGAACCCAATGGCGAGATTCCTTCACTTGTCTTATTCGGACGACCTTGCACTTTTAAATTCGCAAGCTGCGCGCGAAATCGTGATCAGCGATGAATTCAAGGCACTTTGGCCTATGGAGATCGCCTCGGACACGAAAGCCAAGAAACGTTGGAATGTCCTGATAAATGGAAAACGTGGAGGTGGAGTCTATGCGACATCACTCAATGGTCAGGTCACGGGCTTTCGGGCCGGCCACATGGCGCCGGGATGGCAGGGCGCGATCATAATTGATGACCCACTCAAGCCCGAGGACGCTTTCTCAAAAACTAAATTAGATGCGGCCAACCGGAAATTACTCACGACTGTGAAATCCCGGCGCGCAAACCCTAAGACGCCTATCGTCATTATCATGCAGAGAATAAGTGAAGGAGATCCCACCGGTTTTATCGAGCAAGGTGGGCTAACGGGCAATTGGACCTATGTGAAAATACCGGCCCTTATGGATCAAGATTACATCAAGAAATTGCCGGAAGAACTGCAGGCCGAAGTCGATCAAAGCGTGAAGGATGAAAAGGATCGAGTAAGCTATTGGGAATATAAAGAACCGCTCAAAGATCTTATGGAAATGGAGCAAGGACGTGGCGCGGACCAAAAAGGGAACCAAATTAGCCGTCATGTATTCAGTTCTCAGTACCAGCAGCAGCCTGTTCGCATTGGCGGTAATATTATCAAGGGACAATACTTCCGGCGCTGGACACTATTGCCAAAACTCAAATATCGAAAAATCTATGCCGATACGGCCCAAAAAACTGCCGAGCGAAACGATTATTCCGTGTTCGCCGTGTTCGGCGAAGGAGTAGACGACGGAAAATGCTATCTGATCGATATCATCCGGGGAAAATGGGAAAGCCCCGAGCTCCGGCGCCAGGCGATCGATTTCTGGAATAAGCATAAGAATGAGGATCAATGGAGTCCTGACACGTACGGGCAATTGCGCAAAATGTTGGTCGAGGACAAATCGAGCGGCACCGGATTGGTTCAAGACATCAAGGCGCGCGGTGGGATCCCGGTCACTGGTATTGAACGTGACAAAGACAAATACACGCGCGTCATGGATGCGTTACCCTATCTCGAGAATGGCGAGGTCGTGATTCCGGAGTCCGCGCCGTGGGTGAGCGAGTACATCGCCGAACACGAAGCTTTTACTTCGGACGATACGCACTTGCACGATGATCAGGTGGACGTGACAATGGACGCGATTATGGACATTTTATCAACGCAAAACAAATTGAAAACTTGGGAGCGACTGGCATGAAGTTAAAGGATTTACCCGCATCGCCGACGGCCATGAAGGCATTGCAAATCTTGGTTAAAGAGCGTCTCTACAATGTCGAATTGCTTGGGAATACTCCTGGCGTCGTGATTTCAAAAGAGCAGGCATTGATTGGCGAAATTTGCGTAATGGGAGCAAAACTCGACGCATTCATGCAAATGTTCGAGGATCGCGAAACCGATTTTTCCAAGTTCAATGAATATGTCGAAAGGGCCGCGATTGCCGGCACCGAAAATGCTAAAGTTGTACGTAATGGAATCTTGTCCAGTCTCCAAGCGAAAGGCTAATCATGATCGAAGATAAAAAAGTATTTACTCTCGATGAGGCGATGACGCAAAAGACAATGGACGGGTTTGACAACTTCGTCGCGAGGCTCGGTCTCAATAACGACAATACTTTGTCGGCCGGTTTCTACACATTTAACTTGATGACTCGGAATCGGATCCAACTCGAGGCCGCTTACCGAGGATCATGGGTCGTAGGACAGGTCATTGACACCTATGCCGACGACATGACGAAGGCCGGAATCGATATCCAAACGGCGGATGCGGATGGCGAATCTAATATCAAGAAAATCCAAGCATCTATGGGCAAAAAGCTCATTTGGAAATCAATTCGTGACGGTATCGCTTGGGGCCGTTTGTATGGCGGCGCAATTGGCGTACTGCAGATCGAGGGCCAAGACCTTTCGACTCCTCTGAAAATTGAAACAGTCGGAAAAGATCAATTCAAGGGAATTGCTATTTATGATCGTTGGCAATTGAACCCTGTCCTATACCCGGTGATCGATTCTGGTCCTGAAATTGGATTGCCAAAATTTTATCAAATCACGACCGGTCTTACGAGTTCGTCGCCTGCCGCGCCCACCGTCACAGGACAGATCACGGTCCACCATTCCAGGTGCATTCGATTCATTGGCATTCAACTTCCATTTTTCCAAGCGATTACGGAAATGATGTGGGGCGAGTCCATTCTCGAGAGACTTTGGGATCGGTTGATTTCATTTGATTCGGCGACAATGTCTTGCGCGAATCTTATTGAGAGGGCCAACAATCGCGTTGTCGGGGTTGAAAACCTACGTGAGATTCTCGCCGCCGGTGGAAAGGCTCAGCAGGCGCTTGAATCGCAGTTCGAAATGATGCGCGTGATGCAAACAAACGAAGGTCTCACGCTCATAGATAAAGAAGACAATTTTCAAAGTATTCAATACACATTTTCCGGTCTCGCGGATCTCATGCTTCAATTCGGGCAGCAGCTCTCGGGCTCGTCAGGCATTCCGCTTGTAAGGCTTTTCGGTCAATCTCCGGCGGGCCTCAACTCGACGGGCGATTCCGACATTCGCATGTACTACGACAATATCAATGCCCAACAAATTTCTCGTCTGGCTCCTGGAGTTGAGGTCCTTTTGCGAGTCATGTGGCAATCGGTTCTTGGAAAGCCGGCGCCAGACGACCTCGAATGGAACTTCGTTCCTCTGTGGCAAATGTCGGCGCTCGATAAGGCGACGGTTGCGAAATCAAATACTGAGACAATCATCGGAGCTCATGATGCCGGCCTTTGCCCGACTCAAACGGCAATGGAGGAATTGAGAGCTATGTCCGATGAGACCGGACTGTTCGCAAATATTTCGGACGAGGACATTCAAGACGCCGAAGTTGAGGAACCTCCGGAACCTGATATGAATGAGCCCGTTAAGCCAGATAAGCCCTAACCAGAAAAATTGCCAAAACCAGTTGGTGATTCACTATGGAGGCGATTCAAAATGCGCATGAACAAAGGAGTTAAACATGCAAGGGATTCGAAAACCTAAAAAAGTAATGATCATCATTGAGGATGCGGGAATTGGAGATTCATTCAATCTCTACATAAGCGGCGATATTGATTTGACGAGCCCTCCAAGCGAAATGAGTCCGGCGCAATATTGGGGATCACGACTTTTCAAACTTTGCACGGCGGCCGTCCAAGAGATCAAAGTGCTTCGCAATAAAAATACGAAGGAACTAAAATCCAAAAATGGCTAAGACCATTCGATCTCTTTCATTCGACGCCAAGAAAAAGGACAAGGACTACAAGCGCCAACAATTTCAGGCAAACAAATCAGCCGAGAGAGATTTCTATCGGGCACTGAAAAAGGTCGCGCAAAAGTCCGGTCACATTGTCGACATTCATGCCGACGGTGCAAAGCTTCGCGATGAAAAGGCAATGATGGAAACGCTCGAGCGATATTCGAAACAATTGGGACCGTGGGCTGAGCGCCAGTCTATGCGAATGCTCGATCGTGTTTCGCGCGCGAATCAAAAAGCATACAAGGAACAATCGAAAAAAATAGGCGCTTTGCTTAAATCAAATATGGCTATGACTGATTCATTTGACGTAGGCTTTGCGCTTTTACACGAGCAGGTCGGTTTGATTCAGTCGATTCCTTTGGAGGCCGGTCTAAGAGCTCAAAATATCGCGGCCGAAAACTTTTTCCAAGGACGTAGGGCTCAGCCAGATCAATCAGTTATCGATCAATTGAAAAATGAAATGGGAATGAGCACAGAAGTCGCGGTCAATCGGGCGAAACTCATTGCTCGAACCGAAACCGCTCGAGCAAATGCGTCCTTCGTCCAGGCTCGCGCCGCCGCAATCGGGGCTCAGGAATACATTTGGCGAACGACTATGGACGGAGCCGAGCGTGAATCGCACGCCAAGATGAATGGAAAACGAATCCGATACGATAAACCTCCGACTCTATCTGATGGCACGGTCGGTCATGCTGGAACGTTTCCGAATTGTCGATGCTATCAAGAGCCAGTTTTGCCCGAAGACGTCGAATAAATATTTGAAACGCGATATGATATGCATCAGGATGGTTTCTACTGGGAGGGATTATGGACAAACTTCAATTGCAAAATCAGTTCGGGGAAGTTTCTCTTAACGACATTTTGCCGGGCGCTTCGGGTGGACCAGACGGCATGAGCTCTAAAGCCATCACGGCAGTGAAATTGGATGGCCTAGGATCAGGAGCTAATAGCACCATTCTTGCGACTGACACCATTTTGCAAGCCTTGGCTAAATTGCAGGCGCAAATCAACGCTCTATAAGTCATGAAATACTATGCGACCAAAATCAGCGATAACATCGCCGAGACTCCCGAAGGGTATCTCATTTGCATCGGCGTTTCGATCGGTCGCACTGGAGTCATGGATTATGGCAAAGGCGAAACTCCAATAGATCCAGGACCAGACGGTGTCGTTAAAGTCTCGCGTGATGAGGACGAAGTTTTCCGTCCGGAAACTATCGCTTCGTTTGAAGGAAAACCTTTTACAATCAAGCATCCAGTTGAATTTGTTAATCCAGATAACTGGAAGGAATTGGCAAAAGGAGTGATTCAAAATGTTCGTCGTGGAGAAGGAGATCAAAAGGACGATTTGATTTGCGACCTTTTGATTACAGACCAGTTAGCAATTTCTCTTGTGAAAAAAGGGATGCGGGGTTTATCTTGTGGTTATGAGGCCGACTACATCCAAACGGGTGAAGGAAAAGGAAAACAAGTAAATCTCATCGGAAATCATTTAGCGCTTGTCGAGGAAGGCCGGGCAGGTGCAGGATACGAGATCAAGGACCATAAAATAGGAGCACGCTGGATGAAAAAATCTCTCGCTGATACAATCAAATCCATGTTTATCAAAGTTGTCGACGAAGCTGTAGCGAGTGAAGAAAAAGAAAAAAAATCCAAGGACGCTGAGTCCAAACCTCAGCCTGGCGCGCCCGCCGTTATGGACGCATCTATGTATGATGAGTTAGTCAAAGTTTGCAATGCGATGTCCGAACTTGTCGGAAAAATGAAACCAAAAGACGACAAGGAAAAAGAAGAAAAACCGAAGGACGAGGACAAGGAAAAAGAAAAAAAGCCTGAGGACGATGAAGAATCAAGTCTCGAAAGCCGCTTGAAAGCCCTTGAGGCAGCCGTCGAAAAAATGCTCGAATCTGAATCAGAGGAATCTGGTGATGACGACGAGGACAAGGACAAATCTAAAGATGACGACGAAGAAGAAGAAAATGAAGTCGACGACGAGGACGATCCGGAAATGGTAGGCGACACCGCAGCGCGCGCCGAAATTCTCGCTCCAGGAATCAAGCTGACAAAAGACGTGAAGTCGGCGGCTCTAAAAGCCGCTTACAAAACAAAAGACGGTAAGGAAGTGATCGATGCTCTTACCAGCGGTAAGGGTCCCGATTACTCGAAGTCGGAACGAGTCGAAACTATTTTCATCGCTGCATCCGAATTGATGAAATCGAAACGGACTCAAGACCTGACTCGCACGAAAACAGGTGATTTTAATTCGGCGATTTTCAATAATGAAAGTCACATGACCCCGGAAAAAATGAACGAGATCAACGCAAAACGGTACAACACGAATAAATAAGGAGATTCTCATGTGTCCTCCCGCATATCTTTATAATGCTCCGGCTGGTGTGCCAGGCGACATCACTCGCACCGACGAAACAAACGTCGAACCGGCGATGTTGATCGCTCAGAGCAGCACATTTGCGCAAGCTTTCGGTATACCGATGAAATATGTGACTGGCGGCATCGCTCAATTCGTGGGCGGTGAGTCAGCTTCGGATTTCGCTGGCGTCCTCGTGCGGGAAGTTCCTGGTATCTCGGGATCGACGGCGCAAGGTTTAAACGACAACGTTCCGTTTCCGGATCAAGTTCAAGGTCTCGCGGTTCGCGGCTATGTGGCCGTGAAATGTACGCAAGGCACTCCGGCGCGCGGTGGAATCGTTTATGTACGCGTGATCGCGGACACCGGTAAAGCAATCGGAGATTTTGAAGCTGTATCTGATACCTCGAAATCGGTTGCGCTGAGCTCGACTCAAGCGTCTTGGGCATCCGACGGTAAGGACGCAGACAACAACACCGAACTGAGAATCGCTCGCTAATAAAAGGGGATTAATATGTTAAAAGCAGGCCGCCGATTTAGAACACGAGATTCAGCACTATCGTATTTCGTCAACCAACTCGATAACCTCGATAAACGGTTGTACGAACCGCTCGTCTCCGTAAGCTGGGGTCGCGACATCAAGCTGCGCGCTGGAATTACGATGAGCAACGAAAGCACTTCGTTCATTCGGTCCGCCTTCGCAGCGCCCGGTACGCTAAAAAATAGCTCCGGATCAAGCGGCGGTAACATGCCATGGTTGTCGGCTGAGACGACTGCGATCCCCGGAGTGGAAATTAACGGTGAGCGTATCGTTCTTCCTTTGCGCCTTTTGGGTCGAGAAGTTTCCTACACCTCGGTTGAATTGGAACGGTCGCAATTGACCGGTCAGCCGATCGATGCTCAAAAAATGGAAGCAATGAATATCCTCTATCAAATGAACACGGATCAAATCGTGTACATCGGATCGGACGATGTTAAAACGCAAGGTCTTTTAAACAATGACCTGATCACGCAAACTGAAGTCGCTGATGGCGCGGCCGGTTCGAAGGCGTGGACCACGAAAACTCCTGATGAGATTTTGGCTGACGTCAATACCCTCATCGAAGCTTGCTGGCAATCGGCGGCATTCGCGGTTTGTCCTGACAAACTGTTGCTCCCGCCATTCCAATTTTCCTACATCGCCAGCCAAAAAGTTTCCTCGGCCGGCAACGTTTCGATTCTCAAGTTCTTGAAGGAGAATTCCATTTCGTTATCGGTCAATGGAAAAGAGCTCGATATTCAGCCAGTAAAATGGCTCACGGGCCGAGGCAACGATAGCGAGGATCGCATGGTCGCCTACACGAACGACGAAATGCGCGTTCGGTATCCGATGGTACCGATCCGTCGCGAGACGGCGTACTATCAAGGTATCCGATACACCGCTCCCTACATTTGGGCATTCGGTGGTCTCGAGATTGTTTATCCCGAAACGCTGCGATACGCTGACGGCATCTAAGCGTCAGGGGTTGCACCATGAAAGTAAAATTCAACTGTAAAGTTTGTTTCGGTGGGGTTGATTACCCCATCGGAATCAGCGAAGTTCCTAATGATTTGCGCAAAAATGCATATTTTTTGTCGATGATAAAAAATGGCAAAGTAGAGATCATTCACGATTCTCAAGATTCGCAAATCGAAAAGTCTGTTGACGAAGTAGAAAAATCCGAGCCTGAAAAGCCAAAAAAGGGACGAAAGCCAAAACAAAAGGATGAGTAAGTGGACATTTCGGCGTTTCGAGCAAACTTTCCTGAATTTAGCTCAACGTCGACTTATCCAGACTCAATGATCACGTTTTGGGCCGGCGTCGCCGAACTCCAAATAAACAAATGTCTCTGGGACAACATGTACGTCAATGGCGTGCAACTCTACGTCGCGCACGAGATCACGCTCGCAGCCCAAAACGTGCAGGCCGCGTCCGTCGGCGGATCCCCTGGTCAGCACGGCGGAATCGCGAACAGTAAAGCGGTCGGGGCCGTGAATGTCGGATACGACGCCAATACGCAAACCGAAAAAGATGCCGGATGGTGGAACCGTACGATCTACGGTCAGCAATTCATCCGATTGGCCCGAATGTTCGGGTCAGGAGCAGTCCAACTGTGAAACCTACTTTCCAGGTGACTTACGATTCGGTCGATGAAATCAACCGGGTCATAAAGTCATTTAAAAAAGATGCGATATTGGTAGGAATTCCAGAAATAGACAACAAGCGCGAGGAAGGTCCCATTGGAAACGCTGCCCTACTATGGATCAATAATTTTGGCTCACCGGTCAATAACATCCCACCAAGACCGGTTATGCAAATTGGCATTTTCAACGCGCAGGACGCGATTAGTGAAGAATTTAGAAAAGCAGCTGACGATGCTTTTGAAAAAGGAATTGCTTCCGTGCGGACGCATTATGAACGAATAGGGATGATCGCGTCGAACTCAATAAAAAAGACGATCAATGATCAGATCGGTTTCGATGAACCGGCCGAATCGACCTTGAAGTCGAGGCGATCGCAAGGGTTTAATGGAACCAAATCGCTCATCGTGACGGCGCAAATGAGAAACGCAATCACTTACGTCATCCAGTGGAGTTTTTGATTGGCTCAATTAGACGTCTCAGACTTACTTTTAGATCCGGTTTTCATTGACCCGATTACGCTCATTCATCGGACGCCGACGGTAAATTCCTACGGCGAAAACACCTTAATGGAAAACTCGGTCACGACCGTGGGATCAGTCCAGCCCGCGTCGACAAAACAAATCCAGCGATTGCCGGAGGCATTAAGGCTCGCCGACATCCGATCATTTTTCATCAAGGCAGAAATTAAATCTGACGGAACTTCGGTTTACCCAGACATTATTGTATTTCAGGGGAAAAGATTTCAGGTTCAATCAGTTGCGCCATGGCTCAACTATGGATCCGGGTGGAATGAGGGAATCTGTGTCGCGGAGGTTCCGGCGCCATGAGCAACGATAGCGCAACTGGCGGATATTTAGTCCCATCGTCAAGCCAAGGGCTTCCCGGCTCGTTGACGCTCACGCAGTTCATTCAAACCGTCCTTGTTGGCATTACCGGTTTTGACGGCACGCTCGTACGGCCGAAATGGCAAGTCGCGCCTCCAAAGCAACCAGATGTCGGAACCGATTGGCTCGCATTTGGAATCCAAATGACGGATCCAGATCAATTTGCATATTGGGGAATGGATGAAAGCGCGAGTACGATATTTTTACGCCAAGAGTCGATTGAGATACAGTGCGCATTTTACGGGCCGAATTCTCAGGAAAACATTTCCTCCTTTCGTGATGGTTTTCAGATCCAACAAAATCTCGAGGCATTGCGACTCGCTAACATGGGATACTTAAAGTGCACGAGCGCGATCAGAGGTCCAGATTTAGTCAACGAACGTTGGATCGATCGATATGAAATGAGTATATTTTTAACTAGACAGGTCCAAAGGACTTATCCCATCCTTTCATTTGTGTCGGCCGGGGGTATGCTTCATACTGTGGTGGATGGCGATGCCGTTCCGCACAGTCAAACTTGGTTAGTAGAGGAGCCATAAATGCGCATAATTCTTTTTCTAATCGGATTTTTATTTAGTTCGACATTATTCGCGGACGCATTTAACCCTCCTCAAACGATCACTGCGACCAATACAAGCACGAGAGTGCTCGCGATCAACGCCAAGAGAAGTTATCTTTTGATTCAAAATATCGGGACCGTCGGAGTTTATGTAAGCACTCAAACTCAAGTTGGGACCGTCGGTGTTTATGTCCCGGCCGGCGGCGCGTATGAACCGGTAGCTGCACCCATCAACGAAATTTGGGTCGTCAGCGAAAGTGGGAATAATAACATCGTCGTGATGCAAGGAACTCCGTAATGCGTGAATTTTTATTGATTTTCACATTTCTATGCACGTTCACGGCGAACGCCTATATTTCGCCCATTTTCGTGAATGCGAATCAGATTCAAGGACAAGATGTCTCTAATTCAGTTCCGGTTGACGGAAATGTTTTGGTTTACAACGGCACCACTGATAAATGGGAACCCGGTGCCGGAGGTGGGGGCGGCGGAGTCACTTCGGTAACCGCATCCGTTCCTATTTTAAGTTCGGGTGGAAGCACGCCAAATATCACGTGCCGAAATGCCAGTGGGTCCCAATCTGGATGTCTGACTTCGGCGGATTGGACGTCGTTCAATCTCAAGCAACCCCAAGGCAATTACATTACCGATTTGATCGATGATGTCGTGGGAAATGGACCAGGCGTTGCCGGTACAACGGTCGTTGCCATTCAGGGAACCGCGGTCTCGAGCACGGCGCCGAATGATCAGCAATTTTTGAAATATAATGGCACATCAACACAATGGGAACCGACCACTGTTTCAATAGGCTCAGTTTCGTCCGTGGCTTTGGCCGATGGTAGTTCATCGCCAATTTATAGTATCAGCGGAAGTCCAGTAACTTCGAGCGGGACTCTTACCTTTACGCTTTCGAATCAATCGGCCAATCGTGTCTTTGCGGGTCCGACGAGCGGAGGCGCGGCTCAGCCCACATTTCGATCTCTAGTTTCGGGCGACATCCCGTCCCTTAGCTATGCGAATCAATCACTTTCAAATTTGACGGGTCCGACTTCAGTAAATCAGGATCTGATTTTTTCAAATGCCAACCACATCATTCAAACTCCCGATGAATCTGGAAGTGACACGAAAAATTTGTCAGTTAATCCAGGTTCCGCAACGAATGCCAATGGCGGCGCATTAACATTTAGAGGCGGAAGTTCCACGGGATCTTCAAGTTTCGCAGGTGGATTGGCCGCGCTTATCGGGGGCGGCACTTCTGGCGGAGCATTGGCTGGAAATGCAATCGTTCAAGGCGGGGGCGGTAGCGCTGGATCGAATGGCGGCGATGTCCAAATCATTCCAGGATCTGGTACTACGCCAGGCGTAATAAAATTATTGTCTAATGATTCTGCAAAATATGTCGGTTTAGTTGTAGATACTTCGACGACTTCATACTCACTGACATTTCCTTTGGGTCAGGGCGCGGCCAATTCATTCATTAAAAATGATGGGTCTGGCAATCTATCTTTTGCCTCGGCTGTGACTTCGGTTGGCGCATCAAGTCCTCTCTCGAGCACCGGCGGTCAGACGCCTTCGATTTCATGTCAAGCGGCCAGCGGATCTCAGGCAGGATGTCTCTCATCGACAGACTGGTCAACTTTCAATTCTAAACAATCAGCTTTGACATTTGGGTCTATCTCCACGAGCACGACCGGCGTATCGGTTGGAAGTGGGTCAAATTCGACCGTGGGCCCGAATGTGACTGTCAACGTTCAAACGGCGAGCGGATCGCAACCCGGTCTTTTATCGACGGCCGATTGGACTACATTTAATGGAAAGCAAAGCGCTCTTACGTTCGGAAATTTGACCGATGCAGGTACTGATGGGATCACGGTCACATCTGGTACTGGCGCCGTCATCGGATCTGGAACTTCGATAGCCCAACATGTGTCTGATTCGACACACAATGGTTATTTGTCGAGCGCTGATTGGTCGACGTTCAATGGAAAGCAAGCGGCTGGAAATTATATCACAGCCACAACGGGAGACGTTTCTTCTAGCGGCCCAGGATCTGCGATTGCCACCTTGGCAAATACAAAAAATATGGTCTATGTTGATTTTCTATCTGGTGACGATTCGACCGGAACCGGAAACCTCGTAAATCCATGGAAAACGCTTCAAAAAGCTTGTAATTCGATCAGCCCAAGCGTCAGCGAACCATATGTGATTCAGGTTTCCGGAGGAAATAACGATTCGGATTCAACGACCATTTCTTGTCCTCCGGATATTAATATTGTGTCGGATTATGAAATACAAATTAGTCAGCCCTTCGTTATTACCGGAGGATCAGGAAACGATACGGCGAGTTTTACGAATATTACTTTTGTATCGACTTTCACGTGGGTAAGAAATGACTCGAGCGAAATTAGTCTAGCGCTTTTTAATTCGGGCGCATTCGGATTGATAGATTTCGAACAACAAGGTGCGGGCGTACCGGCTACCTTTTTCTTTGGATATGGGGCTCAATTTGCGGCCGCCGGAGGTCTGACAATTCAGGCCGGCGAAGCTATCTTGCAGGGCGCTGGACTCGTCTCTGGAACGTTTAATTTCAAAGATTCTGGATCGGCATTTTTGTTGATGTCTGGTGGAATCGATTTTTTCAATACGACCATGCAATTATATGGTGGCGTGACGGCCGAATTGGCAGGTGATATTGCCGACACCGGCTATACGATCGAAGGTACGACGACTGGGAGCGGCACTCCGACGATTTTATCCGATTCAGGTAGTATTCCGGCCGCGAGCGCGATCACAGGAAATTTTAGTTTCATTCCTACATCCCTAGCCATTCATGAGGGCTATACGCCTGCCAATGCTGGCGATTGGTCGCCCGTACCCGATAACGTTGCATCGGCGCTTGATACGCTCGCTGCCAGCACATTTGTCCTCCCAAGTTTGACGGCGGGATCAGTGATCTTTTCGAACGGTTCGACGCTCGCCCAAGACAATGCGAATTTCTTTTGGGATAATACGATCAAAAGCCTAGAGATAAATGGCGACATATCAGTGTCGTCCTCGGTGACCGATTCTGGCGCGAGCGGCGGCATCATGAGTGCGCAATCCAATACCACATTGGCTGGCACTTCATCGAATACGACTATCGGGATCAATGGGGTTGCGGTAGGACTCGTTCAAGCGGGTGCTGAAAACGATAAAACGATATCTGGAATGAACTTCTCGGTAACTCGTGGTGATATGACAGATCAGGGCATTTTGGACAATATGAGCGGCGCCAATTCTTTGCTATTCATCAATTCCGATACGGCCGGTGTCACGAATAACGCATACGGATTTTCGGCCAATACATTTTCGGAAAATGGGACTCTCACGAATCTCTATGATTTTTACTCTTTGCGCGTTCCTGCAGGTCCTGGAGTCGTCACGAATCACTACGGCGTTTATTTGGAAAATGATTCCACTACCCCGATTCAAAACTGGATGTCAGGTAAAACCCAGTTTGGAGCAAGTTCATTCTCCGCTCCGTCGAGTACTATCGAAGTACATGGTCCTTTAGGATTCGTTGATTCTGGAAATCAAATTTCATTTGTGGCTCCGACTCTATCTGGATCGACGGCATATGTGCTGCCGGGGGCGGACGGATCTAGTGGTGATGTATTGTCGACTGACGGTGCTGGAAATATGTCATGGACAAGCGCTCCTGCCCCGTCTGACGTTGCTCACTGGGTTCATTTCACGGTCACTTATTCGGATCTAGCGACGGCCGCGCCAACCAATCAAGTAACTCTCTACACACTTCCCCTTAAAGGCGTCCTACACGGGGCCATGATTCACGACACCACATCATTCAATGATTCCGGTGGTCCGGCGGTCATGACTCAATATTCTCTGGCCCTTGGAACTGTCGCGAATCCTGTTATTTTGGTCGATAATGCCGACATTTTTCAAGCTCCGAGTGATACGCTTTCATATTCATCGAACGTAGTTGATGCTCCGAATTTCGGTGGAACGACGGATGTTGTAATGACGGTGACGAGCGATCAGAATTTGGATACGGCAACACAGGGTCAAGCAGACGTTTGGCTTTATGTCTCGACGCTTCCTTAGAGAGGGATTTTTATGATTAAAAAAATTCTAATTTTCATCGCGACAATTTTTGCCCTGGCCGGCATCGCATACGCTTCCAATAAACAAATGACCACGGATCTGGCTGAAATTAGCGATCTAAGGCTTACTAGTCCCGCCGGTCATATCGACATTGTTTCTGATAATGCTGGAGGATTTGGTTTTTTCACTTGGCCTACAAATGACGGAGTAGCAGGTACGCCATTGGTTACCGACGGCAATGGAAACCTTTCCTTTCAGGCTCCTGTCGCTGCCCGCGTATGGGCCGGCCGATTTACGACCAACTCAGCAGCGTTTTGGACTGTAACGAGTACCACATATGCCGATTTCGATCAGACTACTGCGTCAACATTAAATGAACAGTACAACCAAGGCTTTGGAACGGTATCCACCATCAGCGGTGGCACTACGATTTTACCGGGTGTTTCTATCACAGCCATTGTAGATGGAACCTTAAGAGTCGAAGCAATAGTGTCTATCGATTCATCGACCGGAGTTACTGCGAAAATTGCGGCCGGACTTCAATTGATCGAAACAAATAGCGCGACAGTTTTGGCCTACGGAAGCGCTGGAATGACCAGTAGTAGCACGGGTGGTCTGGCTGGAAACAATAGTGCAACTATCGTTTTAGTTGGATATTTTCCGGTCACTAACGGTTCGACATATAATTTTGTTGTTCAGGGCGGATCATCTGCACAAACACTTGCTATAAAAACTGGTGTCACCGGATTTCCAAGTTCCGGAAATGCACCTGGTTTCTTAAGTTTTGCAATGGAATATTTATTATAAAGGGAGAGAAAATGAAATTTATTTTGTCTACAATGATCGGTTTTTCAGTAATGGCCGCGCCGGTAAAAAAGCCTTATCCCAAGCCACATTTGGGCGTGGATCCGGTTTGCGCGAATCCTCGGTTTCCGGCCGCTCTTAAAAAGGCCCATCACTGCGACGTGAAACAAGCTAAGAAAAAAGGAGCCTAAGAATGTTGCCTGTATCAAGACTCGTAAGAGTTGACGTTAATCTGAGCCCCCAAGCGGCGGCCCAACGAAATTTTGGCGTGCTCTTGATCATGGGCAATTCGGACGTAATCAACGGCCAAGAACGATATCGGACGTATGGTTCGATCGATGAGGTCGCGACCGATTTTGGTACCGAGGCTCCCGAGTATGAAGCTGCTTTGCTTTTTTACAGCCAGGTTCCTCAACCGAAAACTTTGATGATCGGCCGTTGGATTCAGGCGAATTCAGCAGGCCTAAATATCGGCGGAATTCTGACTCCGACTCAGCAAAGTTTGTCGAACTGGACTTCTATCACGAACGGCGGATTTACGATCACCATTGATGGCGGATCCGCTCAGCATTTGACCGGCCTTGATTTCTCGAGTGCTCCGACATTGAATGCGGTCGCGTCGATCATCAATACCGATTTGACCGGCGCTACGATTGCCTGGGATGGCGAGAAATTCACGGTCACAAGTGAATCGACAGGCGCAAGTTCGTCCGTCAGCTATGCGACCGCACCTGGATCCGGTACTGATATTTCGTCAATGTTAAAGTTGACATCGGTCGCACACGCCGACCTCGTGCCAGGTTATGTCGCCGAAACACCGGTCGCAGCGGTTGCGATTATGGCCGATCTTACGACTCTCTGGTACGGCCTAATGTTTGCGTCCTCGGTTCAACCAACTGACGATCAAAGCATTGCAGTTTCGGCTTTCATTGAGGCTTTAGATATCAAGCGCATCTACGGCTCGACCATTATCGATCCGAGTGTCCTTGATAGTGAGGTCACGGATGATCTCGCAAGCCGCCAAAAAGCTGCAGGCTATTTGCGGTCTTTTTGTCAATATTCGAGCACCGCCGCTTATGCGATTGCCTCATTTTTTGGCCGTGCATTCTCGGTGGATTTCTCAGGACAAAATACGACCATCAACATGATGTACAAACAAGAGCCTGGTGTGATCGGTGAGGATTTGCCGACTTCTCAAGCTGATGTTTTGCAAAACAAACGCTGTAACGTATTCGTGGATTACGTTAACGATACCGTGATTTTGCAATATGGAGTCATGAGTGGTCCTGCATATTTCGATGAAATTTTCGGACTCGATTGGTTGCAAGATGCGGTTCAAAACGCCTGCTACAATTTGCTCTATCAATCTCTAACGAAAATCCCTCAGACCGATGCGGGCGTGAATCAATTCGTCAATGCGATCAATGGAATATTTGATAGAGCAAATTGTA